CCAGTGGGATTATATTGATAATCAAATTGCCATAACAAATTGCTGTTAGGTTGAAAGCCATAATTATACAGCCATACATTGGTAATAGATCCGCCACCGTATGATGGTGTAAAGTTAACTACTGTATTTGGTGATGAAAACGAAGAAGTAGTTACTGTATAAGTGGTTGGTGTTCCGCTTTGTGAAAAGATAACCTTTGTGCCGGTGGGGAACGCAGCAGTGTAACTAATTGGTGTCGCATTGGAGCTGTCAATTGTGAATGACGTCGTATTACTGGCGCTAATCGTTGTGTTTGCTACTGGAAACTGAGAATATCCGGGGGTAAAAATAGCGCGATATGGGCCAGAACCAATGCCGAAAGATTGACCTGTAGTAAATACATCTAAACCAATGCTGGTCCCAGCAAATACATAGTTAACGCCGTTATAACCATTCATGGTCATACCGCGCAAGATACCATCGAATGTGGAGAATATCTCTTGATATCCGCCCATCTTTTTAGGCACTTGACGCTGGAAACGACACCAAACGCCGTCAGTGTATTCTGGCGTTTCAAATATTGTACCGTCGCGTTTAATCCCGCCCGGCAAAGCCATCTTGTAAACTTGGCTATATTGGGGCTGAACTTGTTGTGGTTGTGATTGAGCTGGTGCCACAGCCATTAGAACGTTCCACCGCTTATTAAATTAACTGAAAGCGTACCACCAACAACCAACGATCCAGTGATAGTGGTTACTGGAGCCAAGGCGTTAACTGCGTTAACATCGATAATTTCTGTACCGTTAGCAGCTACACCTAATATGCTTGTCCCTTTTAAATACAATCCTGTTGTACTGTCATTTAAAAAGGAATATGCTGGCGCTGTAGCAGATCCGTTATTTGCAAAAAATACGGCTGCACTGGATACGGTTAGTGGGAATAATCCGGAGGCTTCGCTAAGCACTAATGCAACTTGACCGCTTGATAACACCACCGGCGATGAAATGCTTCCTGAAGTATTAAAAGATAGGTTATACGCACCAGATCCAGTGCTATTAACTAATACATACAGCTGAGTAATTGCTGGCAATGTAATATTTAATGTTGTAGAACGTGTGCCAGATAGCGCTACATAAGTTTGAATAGTAGGCGCAAACGATGTTAGATTAAATGTGCTACCAGAAATACTATCTACATCGTAGGTACCAGAAGTAAATGTAACGTTATTTTGCGCTGCTAAACCAACGGTAAAGAAATTTTGGCTGGTGGCTTCATAATAAATAAAACCCGAATCGCCCGGATTTGTAGTGATGCTAGATAACCCATTAATTAAAGATGGGCTTGTTGGTTTAATAGTTAGCGTACCTGTGCCGCTATTTCTAAATCCAATCCACCAGCCAGTTGAAAGGCTTGTGTACGCTGGCAATGTAAATGTACCAACGCCGGCTGTCCAAACGTAAGTTACCGCGCGGCTTGCGTTATTAAATGTTGGTGCTACAGAAACTTCAGCAATGTTGCTAGTAACCGCCAATTGACCCAGTACAGTAGTTAAACCAGCACCAGCAAGCGATGCTGCATCAGCAGATGAAGTGCCAGTTCCTAATGTGATAACGCCCCAACTACCGTTAACGTTTGCGGTGTTGTTTGTTAGGTAAAAGTAAACTGTTACGCCAGCATTAACTGTAACACCGTTAAGTCCGTTAACATCCGTAACCGTAAATGGAACGGTTCCTTTGTTACGAATAAAAAGGTCGGAACCAAGTGAACCTTGTGTTGCATCCGGCAGTAGAATTTCTAAACCGCTAGTGGATGTCGTGCAATCCATGATGCGTGATGCAGGAACCTGAGTGGCGTTTGCCACTTGAGGCCAGTACAACGGTGTATTAGCGGTGAACGTCAGTGCATAATACGATACGTCCGTTGGTTCAATAACGGTACCAGTAAATGGTGATACAAATGATTGTGACATATTTTAAGGTTCCTGTACCGTAACGTTTCGGTCGATGCGGCGTTGGTTGTCTTCTTGCTTGAGCGCGGATAATGAATCGTCGTAGTATTGCTTCCAGATCGGCAACTTGTCCATGGCTTTTAAATAGCCTTGAGCTTGCAATAGCGAACCAAACAACATAGCCTGTGGGCACTCGCGGGTAAATAGATTTTGTTGGTTTTGACTATCTAATGGCTGGATTTCACTATAGTAAGTGATCTCAATTGGATAGGTTTTATCTGGATACGGTGCAATAGCCCAGTTGTTGTAATCATAATCTGCGTAATACAGCGGCTGACCCTGTGAAGACTCAGATTGATACTGCGCGATGTAATCTTGACTGCGCAACAAAATCGGCTGGCCGTTTGTCTTCATGGAGATGGTTTTTCTCCAACGTGCTGGCTTATTGAGAACCACTTGATTTTCTGACAATGTTGTTTCCACAACAGTTAACTGCAGATATGTTTTTAGTTGCGCAGCAATAGCAGATTCAGCCAAACCAATCAGATTAGGAATCTGCGCTACAAATTGAGCGTCATCACGCTCCATGTAATTAATAATGTCTTGTACGAGGTTATCGTACGTCATCTGATATGCTGAAGTCATTATCGTGTGTAGTAGCTGTAGTTAGGTTGGAAGTAGATTGGAGACTTGTCGCGATCTTCTTCTTCGGCTTGAGTTCTGAAATCTAATGCGCGTTGTTGCAACATAGTAATACGCCCAGAATCTACTCCGGGTAATTGCAACGCCAGTTCATATGTCAAGGCTGCTTGAATGTAAGGAATCCAACGGTTTGGCAAATATAACTGATTGGTCAATGAACCAACATCCATCATCTGCTTTTCAATGATCAACTGGAATACTTGGAAGTCGTTGGAAGGCACCGGCCACAAATACATTTCTGGATCAATTTGGCGATTAAACCAATATTGCAAAGAACGTACGGATGGGAATTGTTTGTTTGGTAGGTTCCAGTAGTCATCGCGGTTAAGGCGTGCCAATGGAATAACTTGTTGTGATTGTGTGAATACTACCTGACGCACCGAGAATGGTGTGCTGGTTAAAGAGCGAATGCGATGGAAGTAATATTGTTCAGTAATATTTACTGGAATGTATGTCCAAGTACGATCTTGTGCCACGATAGTGGTATCAAACGTTGCTTGAATAGTCCAGTTAACACCGTTGTTGCTGGTCTCATATACCATATCGGTATACGTAGCAACTCCGTTGTTTGGCGCGTAAGCATTAAATCCAACATAGTAGATGCTGGTTTGCACACCATATGACGCTCCAAACCAATTCTCTGATATCGTCGTGGTGCCGTAAGAATTTAGATTACCATCGAATACTATTGGTGAAGATGTATTGTCTGTCGGCAACGCGCTAGAAATTTGTGGTGTTTGTACATACACCCAGTTAGCTTCACGTACGTCAATTGTGCCCGGAGGCATTGTGAGGATCTGCTGATTACTTTGTGCACCAAGCACAATGTTTTCCAGCAGCCATAGATTAACGCCGCGGTTAGATGAGTTCTGCAAAATGTAGAACAACGCCTGTTTAGCGGCTTGTACGTATTCCGGTGTAATTTCTTCAGACTGCTTACCTGCGCCACGGAAGGCGTAGGAGATCATCTGATCAACGTTTACCGTAGTCTGGTTGTATGTATTTGAGTAAGCCACGGGTTACTTCTTTCTTTTTGCAGCGCCACCAGTTTTTAATTTAGATAAGTCAGTGTGCTTGCGCTCATGCAATTGATCATCATGCATTTTAAATGCTTTTTTGATCATGGCTTTATCTTGGTTAAAATCAGCCTCTGGCACTTTGCCACCTTCTTTGTAGTGGCCGCCAGCGCACATCATCTTACAGTTTTGCTCGAAGTCTTTCATTATCTACCCCGCCCAGCGGCTTTTTTCATTACCTTCTGTGGCAAGTTTGCTTTGGCTTTACCAGCCTTAACAAACTCTTTGCCTACTTTTTTAGGGATGCCAATGTTGCTCTTGCCAGCAGCTGCGGCGTACATGGCTTTTTGCTGTTGTTTAGATTCGATTGGCATATTATTGTCCCATTGTGCCCATATTAGTCGGCATTGGTTGCTGTTGTGGTTGTTGGTTCATTCCACCAGCGATTTGGTTTAATGAATTTTGACCGCCAAGAGCTTGCTGTTGTTGCAAGAGTTGGAGTTGCATTGCAGGTGGCAACTTACGCATCTGAGCCATCAACGCTAATTGGTGCTCGCGCTCAATAGAACCCGGGCCGGTAGCTAGGGGAGCTGTTTGGCTACCGGCAGCCATCTTTTTTACGTTGCCGCCTTTTTTGTATTTGTTTGGCTCTTTTTTAGCGCCAGAAGCAGCGTCAGCCATCTTAGCATCTTCGCTTACTTTCTTAGCTTTAGATGTGCCAGCGGGTTTGCTTTTTTCTTTAGCTACGTCGCTGCCCTTCATGGCTGGCTTAGTAACTGCCTTAGATGGAGCTGCTGCTTTAGCAGGCTTGATATCTTTAGCTTTTTGAATGCTATCTTTGTCGCCTGAAGATTTCTTAGCGCCATATACGCCAACTGCGCCACCATCTTTGTACTTACGAACGGTGCCAGCTTCCTTCTTGGTGCGGCCACCTTTTTTCATTGTCATTGTTGTCTTGTCTTCAACGTCAGGTGTTGTGCCTTTTAGGCCAGCAGCCAAAGCATTTTTAGGACCAGCGTCCTTTTTAGAAACAGCAGGCACAGCCTTGCCGCCTTTTTTCATAATATTCTTAACTGCTACAGAGCCGCCTTCTTTGAAGCATTGCATCTTAGGTAGTGTTTTAAAGCCGTCCATGGAGATTCCTCGAGTTGTGTTGGATTGAAAAGGATGATCAGTCCTTATATTTACTAATGCACAAAAAAGGGCGATAACGCCCTAAATGTTACTTAGAAACAGCTTGCGCTCGTACTGGCGGCGCTTTATGAGATCTGGCGGATTAGACCAATTTAGAAAGGCATTAGCTGCCTTTTGGGGGTTGCCTTCATTTAGGTAATACACCACTGAAGATCGAACCATATTGTCTGGCCCAATGTTGTGGCAAAGGCTTTGCATGGCATCGCGCTGCTCTGGTGTTATTTGCACCCGTACAGCCGTTTTAAGGGCCGTGGTGCATTTTTTAAGGTCTTGGTGTAGGATACCCCTTACCTCATGCTCAGAAAGCGTCCTATCCATCATATACGCCTCTTTATCACGTATTAGATGCCCTACCCCAATCGTCCAGTTTCCTTGGCTGTCTTGATAGGCTATCTTGCTTTTACCTTCAAAACGCATAATTAAACTGACCGTGGAATCTGTAACCCACTCAAACGGCTTTGGTTGTACTACCGCAGGTTCATAGTTTACAGATACCCATAAGAAACATGCTAAAGACAAAATTCGTCTTATCATGGTACCTCCTAGGTTGTAAAACTTAAGATTGTATACCAGTTAGGAATAATGTTGCTTCAGCATGGCGGCGCTTAAGTAAGCCAGCCATCTCATGTCCACCGGCACGGTCCCATTTTTGGAACTCTTCTGCAGCGCCTTCAATATCTCCAGCGTTTAGTTTTTTAAGCAACGTGGAGCTATTTAGGTTGCCACAGCCGCAATTAAACGCAAAGTCTACTAAAGCATCAAACTCGTTTTGAGTAATGTCGGTAGTTACCTTGGCAGCCACATCGGCAGCTGCTTTTTGCACGTCTTTTTGGAGCAATGCCTCAGCCTGCTCTTGGGTGATCACTAAGCCTTTATGGACATCAGGACCAGTATGGCCATAACCAATAGTCCAAGGGTCGGCACCAGTGCCGGGATCAGGGTAGGCTTGCAAACGGCAGCCTTCAAATTGTTCAGTAAGGTGTAAACCATTTTTAGAATATTCCATTATTTAACCATTAGTGCGTTATATTTATTAATGACGTCGTTGCGCTCTATTTCTGTATCGGCGCATTGCTTTGCAAACCCGATAAGAACTTCTGCATCTGGCTCAAGTAATCGGAGTCCTTGACTTGGTACGATAAGGGTGGGGTTTCCGTTTGCTTGTACACCGGGGTTGTGCACCCCGCGCAGCATAGCAACAACGCCATCATAGCGAGTTTGTAGTTCATCTTTGTCCTCTTGCGTTTGTTGTGATATTTTTGCTTGTTGGTTAACTACAGATTCAAAATGTTGTGCGGCCTCTACGTTAACTTTAGCCAATTTAGCTTCATAATGATCTGATGTTAAAGCATAACCTGAATAAGCCCCTATGGCAAACGCGCCCGCGCCTATCATCAAATAAGTAGAAATTGACGATCCGCTAGTGGCAAAACTAAATAGGGTGCTTAGTAGGTTTTTAAACATTATTGTGCGTCCGGTTCAGCGCCAGCCATGTGTTTACCAGCTACAGATGCGGCTCCAGAACCAGATACGATTCCAAGGGCGCCAGCTAGTTCGGTTAAGCTGATCTCTTTGCCAGAATAAATTAAATAAATAGCAGCTCCACCAACAAGCACAAAACCTAACATCCATGCCCATTTTGCAATGTCGTGTGTTTTATTGTCCTTGCCGGTGAGGATGTGAGTTAAAATATCGTTCATATTAGTTTCCTAATCGATTGGTGGTTGCACGTTTAATACTATTCATCTCAGAGCGTAGCGCGTTGGTTGTGGCATCGAGCTCAGTTTTTTGAGCTAATGCAGAAGCACGCGCTTCTTTTTGTGTCGACTCTGCTGTGATCTTTGCTTCTCTGGCGTCAAGTAACGCATCACTAGCTTTTTCTTGCAGCTTCATAAGCGTTTCTTGCTGCGCGTTAACACGGGCTGTGAGGTTCTCCACGCCATCTTTTGCCTTAGATGCGTCACTGGCTGTGTCATCATATCCTGTCACGATCGCACTAACAGCATTGTATTTAGTAATTGCCTGATAGCTAAAAGTTCCAATGGTTCCAAGGCTTGCAAAAATAATGCCCCAAATAACGGTAGGATTATTTTTGATGCTTTCAAATAACTTAGTAATTTCTTCTAACTTCATTGTGTGAGATCCAAATCTTCTTGTAATTGTTTTTGTTCGATTGGTGCTACATACAACATATCCATCATCACTTGACTTTGCATCAGCATTTCTGGTGGCATAGGCTGACTCATTGACTCAGGTGGAAACGGATTGTATTGCTTAATGCCCGGCTTTTCTAATACCGTGGCTGATAATGCTACCCCAAGACCACCGACTGACAGTTTGCCTTTAGGTGCAGGAGCCGTGGAAGTCTGCGGTGTTGCCGCCGTAGGAGCCGATGAACTCGCCTGTCCGCCCGATGGCTGTGCGTCCACCGATTGTGATTGCTGCATCATTGTCGACTGGGGCGTTGATGGTGAAGCTGCCGTCGTGCTCGATGGTAATGTCGGGGTGGAAGTTTGACTCAGTGGGCTGATCGGTGACGCCGGATTGTTTGGGTTGGTGGTTGCTTGTTTGCAACTGTTTATTGTAGTCGCCCAAGGTAGCCACACTGGTTGGCCATACGGATCTGGACACGTTGAGCTCCTCGTTTGCTGTATCGACCCTACGTAGCCAGTTGGGCAACTTAGGGTTTGGCTTTGCGTGCTGACTTGGCACGTTGGCGGATTGGGAACGCAGGTGTTGCTGACTGTTTGCCATGCTGTGGTTTGTCCACTGGTAGTTGCTTGACGAGTTTGTGTAATGGCGCCACTGTAGTTGGCAGGGCAGCTAAGTGTTTGTGTTTGCGTTTGCCAGACTGTTTGACAGCTGTTGCTGGTGGTAATCCATGGGCCGGGAACGGCCACGCCTCTGGGGTTTGGGCAGCTGCTGGTTGAGCTTTGCGTGATTTGGCCTGTTTGTCCGCTGGGGCAACTGAGGACCTGCGTTTGCGTGGTGCTTTGGCAGGTTGGCTGCTCGTAGGGAGCGCAGATGGGATCTTGTGGCTTGTATGGGCACCAGTCTTGCTGGAGTGCTTGTGCGGCGCTGATCCCGTAACACTGGAGATTACTGATGTAACCAGCTGTTGTAGGCGTGTAAGTACAGTATTGGGCATTACTTATCTCCGGTAGTATTAGGAACATCAACAATAGCAGGTACTTTGCCATATAGCTTCTCAAATCGTTCTGGGTGTTGTTTAATCCACTCGTTACGAGCGGCATCGCCAATGAGACCATCGATTGGTGGTGGGGTACCTGACATCATCATGGCGTCCCACACGCGCGGGTCTTGGGCAAGAACCGCAACTGCTGCAACTTTAAGTCCGAGGTCGTTTAACGTCTTGGCTAACTTAATACGCTCACAATTAGTATCAGTGTACATAGTTCCGCCGCTAAAGCCAATAACAGTAGAAGATATGGCTCCAGATACGGGGACAGCACATACATCTTGGCTAAATGACGACATACTTGGCGCAATTGCACTCGGAACGGGCTGTCCTTGATACTGTATAACCGTTGATTGGGCATGCGCATTTTTAGATAGATAAAAACCCAATAATGCGTATGCAAAGGTAACCGCTACCATCAAAGCAAAAAACTTTTTTTCCATTATGGTTTAGTAACAAAATAGTGACTCATAAAACCAATAAATGAGCTAAACGCAGACACAACCATCATGCCAGCCCACATCCCGCCTTTAGATTTATTGGCGAGCTCACATAAGTAATCTACTGAACTTTCTAGTTTGTCGATCTTTTTTTCAAGTGCATCAACCGTTGCTACCAGCTGGCCATACTTGAACATGTCGACTTGATTGTCATGATCCATGACCTAATACTTTCCTTCAGCAAATACATTTACAAATACTGTGTCATCTTCTAATGCTTCAATTTCATGCCATTCATTAGCTACTAGGTTAACTGGGGTTGTTTGGCAATCCATAATAAGTTCTCTACCTTCTTTTCTAACAATGCAAGAACCTGCATGACACATAGTTAAATGAGCAAATTCATGTTCGTGCTTTGGCAATCCTTCACCTTTTTTGGCATGAAAAATATTAAGTCTTGCCCCGTCATAAGCCAACGAATGTTTAGGTGCAATTTGAGCAACCATCATAATGTTTGAACTCCGCTTGCTATTGGTTGAGTTGGTTTTTTGGCTGGAGTAAATTCAGCAAATTGAATATATGAACCAAGATTGCTTTGAATTAAATAATTTTCTTGTGTATTAGCAAAAAGTGTTTTTGCATTATCTAAACCAGTTACTAAAGTGTAGTAACCATTTACTACATCAAATACATTGTAATCAACATCAGTATTAGCTGGTTCTGTGTTTAGATCACAAACAATCCATGTTGTTTGAATTGGATCAGGATCAATGTCTTTGTTTACTGTAAATACTGCATAGTTTTCAGTAAGCCATTCTTGTCTATTGATAGCCAAAATAGCATCTGCATCATTTTGTGTACCAATACTAAAAACGCCTGTATAACCATAAGAAATACCTTGATCTATTGTGGTTTGGTCAGGACAAACATAATTAGGTTTTCCAGCAATGTAATTTGTAATTTGATATATCACGATACCGCCCCATAAACTCTAGTTGTGTTTCCCGAAACCCAAGTAACTGTTTTTCCATTAAGGTTTACTGCTTTCCCACCGTTTGCGCCAGCGGCTTGACCATTACCGCCTTTAGCTCCCCAACCGCCACCACCGCCAGACCATCCGTTAGAACCGCCAGAAGAACCGCTACCGCCAGCACCAGCACCAGTTGTTTGTGTACCAGCACCGCCACCACCACCTGAACCGCCGCCTTTACCCGGTATTCCTGAAGCACCACCAGTACCCGGTAATATTCTTCCACCACCACCACCGCCGCCAGCGGTTTGTGTACCGCAACAACCACCACAATAAGTTGAAGTACTTCCATTTGAACCAGTAGCACCTACTCCACCACCAGCACCGCCACCAGCTTGTCCGCTACCACCAGCACCGCCACCAGCACCACCGCCACCGCCATTGTATTGATAAGTAACATAATTACCACCGCCCCCACCACCGCCACCACCAGCTATATAAGCAGAAGCGTTAGTATTATCAATAGTAATATTTACACCAATTCCGATGTTTAATGCTGGACCACCGACTGAACCGGGATTACTACCACCGGGCGCCCCAGAACCAGCATCTCCGCCTAATCCAATGATGTAACCATTATTAACTAAAGTTACGGTATCGCCAGTTGTTCCACCAGTTAAATTTAAACCATAAGTCGATGTATTAGTAGTTGCATATAAATAAACACCACTATTAACAGTAACAGTAATAGTTGATTTACCAGCAATATACCCACTAATAGAAGAAATATTTAATGCGGCATTGGCTGTATTTGAAGTAAATGTATAAGACCCAGTAAATGAATTAGACTTACCATAAAAGTTAGTTGGCATAGTAATTGCACCACTAGGAACACCAGCTAAAGTTCTTACAGCACTATCATTTAAACTAATTTGAGTTGTTCCATTGCCACCAAGTTCAATTTCAATAGATTGACCTGCTGTTGTTCCAGCAAGGCTAATTGCACCACTAGAATTTAATGTCATTTAAAATACCTCATATTCTGTGTTTGCTATAATTTTTGGCTTATTTGAATACCATGATTCTGAAATTTTTATATTGGAATATTGCTTTCCTTCAGCAGAAGCAGCTTCATCCAATTTTTCTTTTTCTTTTGGGTCAAGATTTCTAGACTGAATAACATGAACTAATAAATAACCAAGGTATTCATTAAACTCACCGTCTGTTCTTAAACGTGGTCCGTAAAACTGGTCAGGCACTTCATAAAGTGTATATTCAAAAGTAAAAGTATTTTTACCACTAAATTGTGCCAAAACAGAACCGCCAAACTCCAAAATAATTCCAGCATATTTGCCAGTTAATATTTGAACCCTAGTTTGAAAAAGATTAAGGTCTGAATATTCGTAAATGAAATCAATACCATTTTTCATCATGGTGTTCCATAAGCAGTTATGTTGGCAATTGTCGTAAAGTTTCCAGAAGAATCTAATGAAGCTACGTTAGCCCCATTATACTGAAAATAAAGTTTACTGCCGATTTGTTGCGCAACAAAATTGGCAGTTTGCAGGACGGTTGCTGTAGGGGAGGTATTGGACCAAGATGGTGCACCTGTGCCGCTAGATATCAACACTTGACCAGATGTTCCGGCTGCAGTAAACGCTGTTGTGTTTGCAGCTGTTTGGTATGGTAGTTCTCCAGCGGCACCGCCAGCTAGATTTCCATTTGCAGCAGCAGTTGTTGCAATAATTTGAACAACGCTGTTTGCGTCTTTGTAAAAAAGTTTTCCGTCGGCAGCGTTAATTGCCAACTCACCATTGGCTAAGTTAGCCGAAGTTGGTACGTGGCCGGTAGTATCGCTGTAATACAGCTGTATTGTAGTATTGCCGGAAGATGCCATTGTTTATGCCTTTAAATATTCTAAAACCGTTTCGGGTTTCACAAATCGTTCATTTTTATGTTCGGTGGCTTCCCACCACACAAATTGATTTTCTACTAAATATGACCGGTCTTTTAATAAATTAGTGTTTTCTGGATGCCCAAATATCAATGGATCTGACGGCCCCCATAACACTATTCCCGGTTTTCCTTCTCGCCATGCAAGATGTTGAAAAAAACTATCTATTCCGATCCACGTATGGCAATCTTTAAGCAATTCACATAATTGTGAAATAGGTAGATTTTTTCTAAAATCTTCAACAAGCTGTTTTTCACCCTCTACGCCAATTTGAACAACCTGTATAGTTTTTTGCAATTCGTATACAAGTTCTTCCCAATATGGATAGTTTTTGGGATTTTCTTTACCTGTTCTGAGCTTTTGTGCGTATGGTGCTATGATAATCATAGGTACATCTTTCTATACGCATTTTCTAAGCTGTCTTTCCACTTCCATTGATCCATCTTACGATAGACATTCCACGTATCCAAATCACCGAATAGGTGCTGAGCCTCTGCTATCGATCGACCGGGAACCACTTCAGGGTAACATGAAAAAACTTCAGCGTTAGGTATTGAAGGCAAAATGCGGCTAAATACAATGTGATCGCCAAGCCCACAATTAAGTACCACAACGGTTCTATCACGGAACGCAAGCACGTTTTTAAAAATTTGCTCATCATGCTCATACATCTCTTTTCTTGTTTCACTGCGAATACCACCTTGCGGGTTCTTCATGTGCCACGTTACTGCGTTCGGTACCGCCCAAATATTGTAGCCTTTTTGATGCAATGCGTATGTAAACAACGTCTCTTCACGATGCGCTACTCGCGTTAAACCCAAATTATAATCAACAATCCCAGCACGATATAAAAAACTACAATGAAGATGTTCAACATGTCTTGCAACGTTAAATTTACCCCATTGCACATTAGGCTCATTGTTAATGTTATCAATTTTGCCTGTAATTTTGTTTGTGTCTGGCATGTATGGTGGTGTTAATATTTGACCGCCAACTGCACCAACACTGGGTTGTGCCCATCTATATAATTCTTCTAATACATTAGGCTCGGGGATTGCGTCATCATCACAACGCCACACCCATTCGTAGCCCATCATATTGGCTCGTTGGTGAATATGATGTTGTCCTTTTTTATCAGCAAACACCCATTCCCACTCGACGCCCTTGATGTCTAACATCTGGAAAAAGTATGAATAGATCAGCTCTTTCCGCATGTCTTGTGGCGCATCATTATCATCAAAGATTACCAGCTTATCTGGCAATCGAGTTTGATTGATAATCGCGTTTAATACCAGTGGCAAAGTTGTAAAGTACCTGCCACGGGTTGCTACCGAGCAAAGTACTTTAGACATTGTATTTACTCGCTAACTTAGCTTCATTTTGAGCAAAGATCTCAGCCCAATTTTGTACTAACGTTGAGTCTAATACGGTGCCTTCGGCTTTATGATAAATTGGAAACGAACCATCATCGTAGTTCATAACCAATTGAAAACCAGCCTTCTCGGCCTCATAGCAAAATTCAATGTCTTCGCAGCCGCCAGTACCGTATTCTTCGTTTAGCAGCCCAATGGTTTGAAATACCTTTGGGTCAATCATTACACAGAAAAATACAATAAACTGGCGTTTAGTAATTGGTGAATATTGAGACCATACGCCCGATATATCACCAATATCTAACATCTCGAGCCACTTGTTTTTGGCTCTTTCTAATAATACAGTATCGTTGTTAAGCAGGACAATTTTGTCTCCCCTGCATACTCGAATGCCGTTATTAGTGGCTTTGGCAAACCCCAGCGGTTCTTTACTCCAAACCACATAAAAATTTGGGATTGCTGTTGCCAAATAATCTAAATACGCTCTTGTATTATCAGTACAACCATTTGCCGACACGACCAACTCTACGTTGTCCATGTCGGTGTATTTGATAATCGAATCAATACACGGTTTTAAATACTTTTCGCAATTGTTATACGTCGGTATAACGATACTGTATTTCATACGATCCTCAAAGGTTTATACAAACCTACATTGTACTACAGTTTTGCTTTTATTTCGTCCACTTCGTCAGCTAATTCTTTAATTGCTTCAATAATTAAGGCAGATAGCCTTTCATAACGAACTGTCCAATACTTTTCGTCAATTGGGGCTGGAACAACTATTTCGGGCAATACTGCTTGAACTTGTTGGGCTGATACACCAACTTCGCGTTTGACTTCGTAACCAAGGGCTTGCGCTGTCTCATTAGCCTCATAGTAGAAACCATTAAGTGTGCGCAATTTTTCCAGTGCGCTTTCAATATTACCCAATTTGGTTTTTAAGCGGTCATCCGAGTAGTATGCTGTTACGTTATTGGTTGCGCGGATCTCACCAGTTGTACCAGAGGCTGCTGTACCAACACCTAAAGAACCAATTTGGTACGAACCGGATGTGCTGGCAAAACCAGAATATCCTGAATACCCCGATGTACCTGTTGATCCGGTAGAACCAGTAGCGCCGCTATAACCAGAATAGCCTGACGCACCTGCTGTTCCATTAGAACCACTATATCCAGAATATCCAGATGCTCCTGCAGATCCTGCCGATCCATTAGAACCGCTGTACCCAGAAATACCACTGTATCCAGAAATTCCCGAGAAACCGCTAAAACCACTATAACCTGATGTGCCAATTCCTGAATACCCGGAAAAACCACTGTATCCAGAAATACCACTAGAACCTGTTGCACCAGATATACCGCTAAACCCACTAAAGCCAGAATATCCACTAAAACTAGAATAGCCAGAATATCCCGATATACCAGAGAAACCACTAAATCCACTGTAGCCAGATATACCTACTTGTCCGCTGTATCCAGAAAAACCGCTGTAGCCAGAAACACCGGTCGAACCTGTTGCACCAGAAATGCCGCTAAATCCACTGTAACCAGATGTGCCTACTTGTCCGCTGTATCCTGATTTACCGCTGTAACCAGATAAACCTAATCCAGAATATCCAGAGTATCCTGAATAACCAGAAAATCCGCTAACACCGTTAACAATCGCCAAAAACACTGGTAAGTTATTTGCAAATCCGGTGGTTCCAGTTCCTAATGATTTTACTAATGTTACTGGGTATCCCCAATAGCTATTTGATGCTCCGGGATTGTAGTTAACAGGCGCGCCACTAATTTGCCAAACTTGGTAGTTGTCACTGTTTGTTTCATCTTGAATGATGAACTCTTCAGACTGGGTAATGAATGACAAGAAAATATCAATGTCGGCACCAGTTTGAGTTTTGTGTGAAACATAAACTTCTGTTGCGCTAGTTTGAGTAGCATTATTCCAAATAAGATAACCATCTCCGGGGTATCCTGAAGTAATGGTTGTATTTGCTTCGTATGGGAACGAAACAGTAGAAGACCCCGGTGTACCTGAAAAACCACTATAACCAGAAATACCACTATAGCCAGAAAAGCTACTATATCCACTATACCCAGATATGCCTGAGAAGCCACTATAGCCGCTGTAGCCAGAAATACCGGATCCAGAATATCCAGATATTCCAGAAAAGCCAGATAATCCTGATACGCCACTATAGCCAGAAATACCACTAAAGCTAGAATAGCCAGAAATACCACTATATCCAGATATACCTACTTGGCCAGAAAAACCACTGTAGCCGCTATAACCAGAAACGCCAGAGCCACTGTAACCAGAGATACCAGAAAAGCCAGATAATCCTGACACGCCGCTGTAGCCAGAAATACCACTAAAGCTAGAATATCCGGAGTAGCCAGAAAAGCCACTATATCCAGAAATACCACTATAGCCGGATTTACCGCTATAACCAGAAATACCGCTAAAGCCACTGTAACCAGAAACGCCAGATCCACTGTAACCAGATGTGCCGTTAATACCAGAATAACCAGAATAACCAGAATAACCAGATAATCCTAAACCTGAATAGCCAGAATAGCCAGACCAACCTGAAATTGGGCCTAAAACTTGTTGTGATCCATCATTGTAGTAAATTACCAAATCGCCGTTTGATGGCACGTATGATATAGTAGTAATTAATTTACCACCCGCTGCAGCGTTGGCCAAATAAGTGACCAATGTCTGCACTGTCACACCATTTTGGACAATAATAGCGAGCTCGTTACCACTTAATGGTACCGATGCTACTGGTAGTTGTGATATCGACTGATCAGCCATTTATTATTCTCGTTAAGTTATCAGATCGCCCGGATTGCCCGCCGTTGTGGCGTTAGACTGTGACTGCGTAATAAACACAGAGTTGCGCGATGGATTGTTGGGTTTTCTTACTCCGTTTACTGGACTATCAATTGGTCCGCTTGGAGCTTGTCCAGTTACCAATTCAGTACCGCCAATCGGTCCAGTAGCAACAGATACGTCTGGTCTTGGGAATCGTAATGCAATGTTTTCTGTTTGAAGCGCAGGCAAGCGCCAAGGATCGAAATCATCTCGATCTTCGGCGCACACCCGCATGCCCGGAAAGTTTGGATCGGGCATTAAATCTACGTACGCAAATTTCCTGCTGCAGCGATCACAGATCCCTACAGCAAGAACCGAATTACCTCGCGTATCTAAGTAGACTGGCATTTAAGTGCCTTATATTGCTGACGCTAATGCTTGACCGTCGTTTTGAATCAAAAAGCCTTCAATATATGCGGCAACGTGTTGCGAAGAGCTATCGCTTGTTGAAAAAGCAAAAGTTAAATCTGCTTTTTGTTGAAACACATTTGGCGCATAGCGGTGTACGTCGATAAACAATGTAAAGCTAATTTGCGCGGTAGAAATATTAATACCGTTTGTGGAATTAGTTAAATTGTAGAAAATATACACGTTGCTAGATAAGCTGCTACCAGACCAAGCATTAATACGGTTTAAGTAAAATGTATAACCATTTGGTACAGTGTACACTGTCATTTGGCTACGACCTAACCCGGAATTAATCTGAGCGTAAGTTGTACTACCATTTTTAACTGTGATAGTTCCAACGTTGCTAACTTGACCAGAGGCTACGGCAGTCATAACAATGCTGTTAATACGTAAAAATTGATTAACTGTAGTTACGTTTGCTGTACCGTTTAAAGATACAACTTCAACCAATTGATTGTAGTTAGCGTCAAGACCATTAATAGTTACTTTTGCTGGGCTTGCGTCAGTTGCAGATGAGCTTGCAACAGTCATAGTCAATGCTGTACTTGGGAATGTATACGCTGTTGCGTTTTCCCACAATGGAATTTGTGTTCCAGCTACGTTAGCATTGTAACCATTAATATTGACTAATGTGTGTCCCATAATTTGATTACGGGAAACTTGTAAATCAAACGGTTCTGTACGACCAACTTTGGTAACAGATTCGATTGCTGCCGGAATGTTTTGTAGATTCGTTACTAGATTTGATGCCATAATTAATTTCCTTTAAAGTTAAATTGGGGGCGTGAGCCCCCAAGGCAATTAATTATTGGTGTAACCTTGGCCAACGTTGATGATCGAACCAGTGTAGTTACGTGCTGTGTATTCAGCTTGCAATACACCACCGATACCACCAGCAGTCAATGCTGTAACGTTAGCTGCAGCAAAAGTCAAAGTTGCATCCAAAGTACCAACGTTAGAGATAACGTTAGCAACTGCAGCAGATTGAGTAAAGCTGATTCCGATAACGCCACCAGTTGTGCTTGGGGTAATTGTACCGATTGCAGTAACGGTATTAGCGCCACCAGTTGGGGAAGGCTGTGTCAAAGATACAGTGATTACGCCGCCAGCTAAGTTAGCTGCGGAAGTAGTTTGGTAAAGAGAAACGTTTTCGATAATTGAGCCGGCTGGTAACACAAATGGAGTTACGCTAGTTTGGCCAATATCGGCAGTGGTGAATGTTACAACGCCAGAGTTAGAAGCTGTAATTGGATTAGTAATGTAGCTTTCTTGAGTACATACTGCGGCACCAGTGTTATCTGGAGCGATTACACCGTTATTAGATGAGTTGTTGTACTTGTAAATGCGTACCGGTTGATTAAATGTTACTGACATTTTGATTTGATCCTATCAAGAGTTTTTAGCCCCACTCAGTCGCTTGATCGTCTACCGGGAAGGGTCGGTAGTCTGTTGGGGGCAATTCTTCCTATACTTACTAATGCAAACTATCTGGGAAAAGCGCCCCAAAAAGCAAAAAAGCCACCTTGTGGGTGGCTTTTTTGTTACTGCGGGGAGGTTTGGATTACAAACCGGCTGTGCCGTAGATGTTACGCGCATCGTGCCAACCTGTAGCATAACGCTCAGTGGCCTTATAACGCATAGAATCAGTTTCGAAATCGCCTTCCATGGATTTCTCCATTGGACGACGCATAACGAGCATGAGACCATTTTCTGCATCAGTCTGAACCCACCAAGCCTTGCTAGAGGACAAACGTGTAACCACGTGTGTGCCTTTAGGCAACATGCCTGTTGATTTGATTGGGTTCAAATCGTTGTCAGCTGTACCAGAACGGAGTACAGACTTGAGGATAACCTCAGCTTGGAACTCGAGTGCTGGNGGAACAACTAACTGTTCTGCCTTCAAACGGATACGCTTACCGTTGTTGTCCACAGCGGAACGGATTTGAATCAACATCTGTTCAACAGAAGTTTGGCTCAAAGAAGCAGCTGTAGATAACTGGTTAGAGTAAGAACCGCCGTTAGCGATTGGGTGGGCTGTGTTGATCAATGTAACGCCGTCGCCGCCTACATAGCCAGTTGTGAACGCNAAGTTCAACAAGTTAGCGCAGAGGGTTTCCTTGGTTTCAATCATAGACTGAGCCAAGTGCTTAGCAAAAGTGCTACCGATACGGATGTGATCACCGTCTTCCATCAACACTTTGGTCAAGGCGTAAGCCAAGCCATAGATTTGGTAGATGAAACGGGTGATGTACAAAGTACCACCTTGATCGTAGCTAACTGGAGTGCCGTCAGGCATTGCAGGAGCTGCGTTCAT